CGCACAGGAAATGCCAACAGTCGCCACACGGCTTCGTGCCTGCTCATTCCAGTCTTCAGTGATTGAGTAGTTTGAAACGATGCCCTGATAGCGCAGGAAAAACTGTTGCGTAGGCGTTTCGATGATCTGGTTGTCAGCATCGAGAAAGCCACGCCAAACTTCGATACGAGAACCCTTGATGTCAGAACTCAGAATGATGGCTACGTTCGTTCCGTCAACGCCAGTCAAAGAGATGTTCAGATCAGAACTGTTGGCTTTAATGTCGCGCTTGATTTCGGAAAGCTGAAGAAGGCTACCGAGGTTCGTGAACGTGATTCCATTCACAGAGATAGGAGCAGCAGCGTTACAGAACGTATAAACGTTCGACGGCATTGTCAGCCTGATGAATTCGGCATGTCGAATAGACGAGCTATTCAACGCCGTCATTGTTGTACTCATCCTGTAATGTCCTCTCTAAAGACGAACGCATCATCCCAGTTAACAAAAGCTCCACCGGGCGCAGGTGTAAGTGTATATGTTGGGCACTTTTCTGCCAAGACAGTGAACTCACAATCCACTCCATATCCAGCAGGAATATCTGTCGTCAGAGTTCCAATGATAGGTCGATGAAGTGGAACAGTAACCGTCAAAGAACTTCCACGCAAAACATCTTGAGTCACTTTGTATGTATATGATTCAAGCTGAATAAAGTCTCCAGCTTTGAAAATATATCTACTTGCTGAAATACTAGGCAAAGTTCCAAGAACAATCTCTTGCGAGTTTGGCAAAGGAACTTCTGTAATCCTCATTGCACTGAGTTGAGCATCAGTCAAATCACCTTGATACTCGGTAAACCAAGCAAGGTTTGCGCTGCTGAAAGTAATCGTTTCAGGCAACTGACGGTCCAGATTGTCAATCGTCTGGATGATGTCGCGTGATGTTGCGTATGGCAGGTAGTTATGCGGCACAACAGTGAACACCCACGGAACTGCCGTCAAATACTGAGCAACACGAATCTGACCAGAACGACTGACTTGCTGGCCTACCGTCCTGCGGTTGTTCACAGTCATCGACTGCTGATTCTCAAAGATCGTTTGGAAAGACATCAAGTTCTCCCGAAATTCGTGGACATGTTCTTCGTAGCATACTGGTTTGCAGACCAGATGGCTTGGTTGCTCTCCAGCAGGCGCTGCTCAAACGACTTGGCATCAATTGCGTTGATGTAGTTGTTCGTGACGTTTGTCGTGCTGCCCATGCCTGCAAGAGCATGATTCGGAACAATCGTACCAGCAGTCCTTGGCACAAACAGTTCTGGACCACGCTCACCGACAACAGAAACCTTACCTACTGGTGGATCACCGCCATCAGCAAAGTAACCACCGCCCGGAGCCATTGTTGCCGCATTGCCAACAGAGCCAGTATTGAAGCCAGCCATGAACGAGCCGAGGATGCCACGCACAAGCGCCATAGCTTGCAACTTCATGTTCATGATGAGCATGTCTTGAATCACGCTCTTCGTGAAGTCTTTGATGCTCAGTTTGCCAGTGCGTACAAAGTTTTCGATGGCAGAAGACATGTTTGACCACACGGCGTCATACATGCCCTGAACACGCTGAAGAGACTCGGCAAGCTCGATGTTTGCAATCTTGGCCTGAAGTGTGTCTTCATGAACCTTCTTACGAGCCTCTTGATCTGCTTCAGACATACCTTGAAACTCTTTTGTACGCATCAACTGATTCAGTTCTTTTTGAGCCTCAATACGAGCCTTTGCAATGTCCAGTTCTTTCTGCGTAGCGCCAATCAAAGAGAACTTAGCATCAAGCTCTTCCTTGGCAAAACGCTGCGCCTCAAGTTTGTTTTCTGCATCAGCAAAAATCTTGTTGCGCTCGTCCATGAGTCGCCACTTGACTTCAGTTTCTTTTTCAAACGCCTCAAAATCTGATTGGAAAGCCTTTTGCTGTTCTTTCTTGCGATATTCAACACGCTTCTTCTCTGCCTCGGCTTCTGCTTCAGCAACTTTTGCTGCACGGATACGCGCAGCTTCAACAGCGAAGTTGCCACGAGTCTCTTCGTTTTTCTTCGCCTCTTCCAGCTTGAACTGAGCGATCTTTTGCTCAAGCTCGATCTCGATCCTCATCTCTTCAGACGCAGAAGCAATACGAGCTTTGTACTTTGCATCAGTCTCAAGTTTCATAGCTTCTTCAACAAGAGCAATCTGAGACTTCAAGCCACCAGCATCTGCGTAGCTTTCGATCTTCTTTGAAGCAACTTGTTTGGCAGCAGCATCCTCTTTCTGAGCAGCGTTTCGCGCCTTGATTACTTCAATCTCTTTGTTGTAGCCGTCAATCTTGTCCTGAATGGCTTTCTTGCCTTCAGGACTCATGTCTTTGGTATCAATCGACTCCAACTGCTCAAGCTCTGCCGTCAGCTTTGCAATACGATTGTCATCACGACCAAAGCTCTTGAGATAGTCCCAGAAAGCACTCATTGCTCTCGTGGCTTTGTTCCATCCTTCTTCGATGTAGCCAAGATCACGGCGCTGATCTTTCAGCATCTTCGACAGAGCTTCAGAAGCAACTTTTGCCGCCTCTTCTTTCTTCCCAGAACGCTCCAGAGCTTCGATGTACTTGTACTGCTCGACAGTCAGGAAGTGCATCTGCTGATTCAGGTTCTTAGCACCAGAAGCAGAACCATCCAAACCAGACATCAACTTGTTCGCAGCTTCCTCACCACTGATTCCAGCAACCTTAGCGTACTTTGCAATTGCAGCAGACACAGAAGAAATAGAACGCTCTGTGAACTTGCCAGACGCAGCAATAGCCATCATGGAGTCTTTGACAACTCCAATAGATGTCGATGTACTTCCGCTGATGGTTTCAGCAAGAGACTGGAACTCATCATTGGTCATGTTGACGTAACGGCCAGTCAGAGTCAGAGTGTCATTGAACTTGTCTGCCTCTTTCATTCCAGAATACAAAGCGTAAGCAAATCCACCGACAATGCCAGTTGCTCCAATCAGTGCAAGTCTGAATGGAGTAAATACAGAAGTGATAGCTTTGATGGCGTTACCAACACCACCCATCGAATCCTTCAACTGACCACCCTGCTGGATGAAGGCGATCATTGCATTCTGACCGGAAGCAACCTGCGTGAAGAAGTCGGTCAATTGATAGCTGACTTGTAGCTTCTGCTGCTCAGTCATCACGCCAACAGTCTTCTTCATTGCAGCAGCCTGAGCGTCATAAGCCCTTGCTTGCTCAAGCAGCTTTTCCTTCACATTCTGCGAAGCGAACTGGAAGCGGCCACGCTCAATCTCACGCTGGATTTGCTCAACCTTTGTGAGGGTTTTCCCGTAGTCTTCAGTCGCATTCTTCAGGACTTCAAATTCACGAGCAGCAGCCTTCGTGTCTTTTTCGACCTGAGTGCGAAATGTGTGGAATTGCTTCTTGGCATCTTCAATACCTTGGACAAGCTCACCGCTGTCAATGCCAAGGACAATACCAAGTCGAGATAGATATTGAGAAGCCATTACTTCTTCCTTCTGGCTTGTTTAGCCGCAATTAGATTGATGTGCGTTTGCAGTTCATCCTTGAACGCCGCGACTACATTGTCTTTGTGTCGAGCCAGCGCAGGGCGAAGAAACGGCTGTGCGTGGAGCTTCTTTGTGCCCAACTCCTGAGCAAGAGAGACTGCCGACTTTTTGACAGATACAACAGCAATAGCCGCATCAGTCTGATTGACCATCATGGATTTACGGTCAGTTTGGTTTGGGATTCTTGCTTCGAGCTTTACCGTGTCCCGCATGTGGATCGGATTACGGGCATCACGGGGCTTTTCTGCATCGTATGGTGCAGTTGACTGGACTTCGTAGAAAACCGGCTCCATCGCCGTTTTTGCGGCCTTGACGAGGGTTTGACGGGCAACCTGATCTGCACGGCCAAGAGCCATGATTTCGGAGAGCTTGGACTCAAGTTCTGCCAAGCCGTCAATCCGAAAAATCTCAGTTGCCATGTCAAGCCTTTATATAGCCCTCCGACCCCGGTTTCATGGCAATGAAGGCCAACAGTTGATTATTGACCTGTTCTCGCTTCTGTTCCTCTGTCAGAGGTGGAACAATGTAATCGTGTGTTGACGGCAAAATGTCTTCCAT